TCATATCTGTTGCTTGACCACCAGCACCACCACTTGGTTGATGAATCATAGTGCGACTGTTTGGTAGTACGTGTCGTTTTCCTTTAGCACCCGCCTGAGCAAGTAATGAACCCATTGAACATGCTTGTCCCATCACAGTAGTTGCTACTGGACACTTAATAAACTGCATTGTGTCGTAAATTGCCATGCCAGAAGTCACTGCACCACCCGGCGAATTGATGTAAAAATGTATATCTTTGTCTTGATTTTCTGCTTCTAAGAATAATAACTGGGCACAAATCAAGTCTGCCTGATAGTCATTCACTTCGCTAGTTAGAAATATAACTCTTTCTTTTAATAAACGAGAGAAAATATCGTAACTACGCTCTCCATTTGTTGATTGGTCAACGACCATTGGTACTAGATTTGGCATGAATTGTTATCCTTTGATATAATTAATAGTATTATTTAGTACTATAATAACAGAATTGCATCCATTTGTCAATCTAAAACTACGAATATTAACTGGAGATAAATACATGTGTAATAAACTACAGAGAAAACAAAGTTATGCCATTATTTACAGGTTTTAGTACCAAAAATACAAATGCGATAAATCACGAGTTACAAGATAAAGACTTGGTGATTGAAGACCTTATGAATCATATCATGACCCGTAGAGGTGAGCGTGTGATGTTGCCTACTTATGGGTCAATTATACACGAAATGATATTCGAGCCACTAACTGAGGAAACAACTGAGTTGATTGAAGAAGATTTGACAGACATTGTAAATGATGACCCGAGATGTAGTTTTGTTAGCGTTGACATTACTGAATCGGACCACACAGTAAATGCTATGTTACGACTTACGATATTGCCGTCGGGTGAACCAGTAGAGTTGAGTATAGACTTAGCAAGAGAATAAAAGAGAGAATATTATGAGCCAAGAACGTACAGATAATTTATTCGCAAGTGAGAGTTGGACAACAGTCTACACTGCTTTCACTAACGTTAGTCTTAAGGCATATGACTTTGACACAATTAGAGCGGCCCTACTAGACTATACAGCCAGGATGTATCCTGAGAAATTTAATGACTTCATAGCAAGTTCAGAATTCATAGCAATTTTAGATTTAGTTGCATATCTAGGACACAGTTTAGCATTTAGACTAGACATGAACACTAGAGAAAACTTTATGGATACTGCTGAACGTAGAGCAAGTATTCTTCAGATGGCTAAAACTTTAGGATATAATAAGACACGCCCAATTAACGCAAAAGGCTTTATGAAGATTTCGAGTGTCACAACCAACGAAGATGTATTAGATAATGAAGGTGTCAGTCTTGCTGGAAAAATTATTAATTGGAATGACAGTAATAACATAGACTGGTATGAAAACTTTATCAGCATCTTAAATTCTTCTTTCTCTGGAACTACAAAAATTCAAAATCCCACATCTAAATTAACAATCGCAGATATAGAACATTCTTTGTATGAGATTAATGAAGACGTAAATTCAAAAAATATAAACTATCCATTTTTTTCTAATGTAAGTGGAAAATCTAGGCAGTTTGAAGCAGTTCGTGTAAGGATTAACAATACAGATTCGACCATCTTTGAAGACGAACCAAATTTAAACAATAATTTTACAATTATAAATCGTAATGATAATCTCGGCTCTGCTAGTGATAGAACAGGGTTCTTTGTTTATGCATGTGCTGGACAATTAGGGTTTCAAGATGAAAACTATACTACGACAATTTCAAACAGAACACAATCGATTACAGATATTAATATATCAAACTCTGATGTATGGGTACAAAAACTAGATTCACAAAGAGCATATGTTTCAAGTGTAGTAAAAGTAGACAATGATACACGTGAAACTGCAATTTATAATGCTTTACGAACTGGCTCTGGAGACATTGTAAGTGTCAACTCAATAGAGAATAACAGAATTGAACTACATTATCCTGATGGTGTGTTTGGTAATGCGGCAACTGGTGCATACAGAACATGGTATAGAACAGTAGACAATGAAAACTTTACTGTAAATGCAGATGATATCACAAACGAAGTCATAACAATTCCATATAAAGGAAGTGATAATAGAACATATAGAATAACTTTGACACTAACAAGCACTAGAGATTTCAGTGAAAACTATTCTGGTGAAACTTATGCAAGTATACGTAGAACTGCTCCAAGAAGTTACTACTCACAAGATAGAATGGTAAATGCACAAGATTATAACGTATATCCGTTGTCTCTTGGAACTAATGTTGTTAGAAAAGTCAAAGCAGTTAATACTTCTTTTGCAGGTAACTCTCGTTTTTACGAGATGGACGATGTTTTAGGACATCACTCAAATCTAAGTGTCACTGGTTCAGACGGCTCATTATTTGTTGAAGATGAAACAATAAAGATTCCATTAAGTTACAATAAACTACAAGGCAACAGTGACAACTTTATAAGAAACGAACTTACTAAAGCAATAAAACATCCAAGTTTTTTAAATTCCTTTTTCCACAAATATAAAGGACATAGTAGTATTTTAGTTTCTATTGCAAAAAACTATACATATGATTCTAGTAATCATATGAAGATTTCAGCATCATCAGTGACAACAGTTATAAATGAAGGCGACACTCTTGAATTATCTTCATTATCTGGAACTACATATGCAAAAGTCATCGAAGTCTCAGGAACTACTTATACTCTAAGCAAAGCAATTAAAGAAAACGGAACTATTGTAAACGTAATAAGAGGACTAAGAACTAAGTTTACAGAAGCAGAAGTAACATCAATAAAAACTAAGATTAATAGTTCAACTGAAGAAACATTTACAATAAAATATGCACTAAAGACAGGGCAGACAAATATATGGGAATGGCAGTTACATACAATATCAGGAACTCCATCAGAGTGTCATGTAGTGTTCAACTACAGTTCTGGTATCAGAGATAATGAATCAGAATATGTGGCGGAATTCACAGGCAAAAAGATAGCATTTGAAAGTAGAGACCAAGTTAAGTTCTTCTACGGCAATACAACAGACGTAATTGATAATGAAACTAACTTATCAATGAGAGATACAATATATCTAAACTATCTAACAACTGGTGGCAATACTACTAGTGGATATGGTTCTACTGTGGGCGATGTTGTGACTATTGGACAAGCGCCAATATCAAACTCAGCAGTATATAATACAACTGGTGCAACTTTTGATGCAATATTCCAATACACAGGAGCAAGAGAATCATACGAGTTTGCTAACAGTAATCCAGCAGTTTCAGGAACAACATACACTCATTCTTTGATATCACCAAATGGTATTGAATATCCGTTAGCACCAAGTAATATAATTGCGCCAACGTCAGCATCAGGTAAAATCATTGGCGATGCTACAGAGTTAGGAAACGGCATAGACAAACTTCAATTAAGAATTGATGACCTATCAGCAATAACAGGATTATCCACAACTGTAGGGTTAGATAGTCCAGTTACAGCATCTTCAGAAACTAATACTTCTCTTTCAAATGTTACTATAAACTACGAGGGTGAACCAGGAGATATAAAAACTTTAGCAAATGCAGACAGTTCTTTCACAACAATCAGTTCTAGCAGTCTTACCTCTCTTGGCTTTAAAGGAAAAAAATCTTTAAGTTATTTTAATGCGGCTTCAACGAGTAGCAATTTTGTTTTCAGAGATAACTCAGACAGTGCTGAACAAAATGATATGGTAGTAACTTACCATGCGGGATTTGACGAATATACATTTGTGTTACCTTGGCAAACAGCATTCCAAATTAATACACTTGACTCGGATATAGATTTCAAACAATATGCTTACGGAGAATTCTCAATAACAAGTTCAACAGCACTTACAACCAGTAATATACTACTTAGAACTGAAACTGGAGCATTTATTGATAATGAACATATTACAGTTACAAACACTTCGGGCACTACATATAAAGTTATTTTCTGGACATATGCAGTTACCGTTGGTGATTTGATTGACGTTTTTATTGGTTCGGCAGCAACGTTATCTGATATTGCAGATTACTCAGTGAGAGTCAAAGCATCATTTGATTTAGCAACACAAACAAATACAACCGTAGCAACATACAAGACTATGGCATCATATGTATATGATGATTACTTAACAGGCGCAGGCTATAAAGATAATACAAAAGTTAAACTACTTGCTTCAAATGTTGATGACCATCCGTATAGTGTGTTCGATATTACTGCTAGCCAAAGTATTATATTAGAAAGTTATACAAAAGACAATATATCATACGAAAGAGCATCAAAAGTCGCAATAGCGGCAGCACAAGATTCATCACCAACAGACCCAGATTCATCAGTCCCATCATCTGCAACGTTATGGTTTAACACAACAAACAGTACATGGTATAAACGTATCGGTGGTCTTTGGAATCCGGCGTTTACGTACACGAGTGCAGGTGGAAATGATATAGTATATAACACAATTACTTACTCAGTAAAAGAAGGAATAACTTTCGTTGAAGATAACTTTTCAAGTTTCAGATGGGAACATTATGCAGATGTAAATAAACGAATAGACCCTAGCACGAGTAACATTGTTGACATGTATGTATTGAGTTCTGACTATGTAAGAAATGTTGAGAAATGGATAGCAACCGACTTTACAACTACTACACCAGTCCCTCCTAATAATTTTGAATTATCAAAAATAATGAACACAATTGAGCCAAAGAAGGCGATTGCTGACCATGTGGCTTATATTCCAGTAGAGTTTAAATACTTATTCGGTTCATATGCTGAAAATGAGAATCAAGCAATATTCAAAGTTATTAAAAAGTTAGGTGTAGGTTATACTGATAGTGAAATAAAAACAGAAGTATCTAAAAAAGTAAATGAGTACTTCTCAATTGACAACTGGGATTTTGGCGCTACATTTTACTTCTCAGAACTTGCGGCATACTTACATAAAGAACTAGGAGATTATATATCAAGTGTAGTAATTACACCAAAATATGCTTCAAATGAATTTACAAACTTATTAAGCATCTCATGTGCCTTAAACGAAGTGTTTATGGCAGTAACAACCTCAAACGATGTAAAAATAATTACACAATTAGCACAATCTGAATTAGTAGGCAAATAAACATGGCAAAGAAGATTTATGACTTTTTACCAGGGCACCTGAAGAATAGCGAGTTAGAAACAATATTTGACACGACACTTGACCGCGCCTTCTCTTCTGGTGAGATGGAGAAAACAAAAGCATTTGTTGGTAGAAAAGAAAAAGGAATATTTAAAAGTAGTGATATATATCTTTCTTTTCCATCTTCAGCATACGCACGAGACAATTACGGTTTAGAACCAACATTCACAAACAGAGATGCAAGTGATAGTGTATTCTATGATGACTTACTGAATGCGACCTATAATAAAGGCGCATTAACAAACGACCACAGACGATTATTTAATAGCACTCTAAACACGGTCTCTCTTCCAATAGACATAGACAAGTTTGTCAACTACAGTATGTATTACTGGGTCTCTCCTGGATTTGACGCTTCAATACCTGGCTCAGACGATAAACATTATGTCACAATAGAAAACAGTGTAGGTTCGTGGTGGAGTGGTAGTAACTCTTGGTATCATTACGATGATATCAAAGCATTAATTACAGATGCAAACTTTACAAAAATATCACAAGCACTAAGACCAATTATTGAATTTGACAAAGATATTGAATTAAGTACTACATCAGCCGCAGTGTATACTGCCGGAGAAATACCAACATTCAAATCATATGACTCAAATAACACATATGTAAAAGATATAAACATATTTCACTATGTAGTTGGTGATAATTACATAACAGACACAGAATTAGGATTTAAACCCAAACTAAAAGCAGGTGACTATCAAAGTGAATTTGTATTTAATATTGACTTAGATGAATCATCAACGTACAAATACAATACAGATTATAAAAAGTTGATGATACCTTCAACATTTGAATACCGAAATCTAAGACAAGAGATAGGCGACAAAATATCAGTTTCAGAAATAGAACTACTTCAATCACCAAAGAACTCAAACGGTCAGATTCAAATAGACTTATATATAAATGGTGATAAGCAAATAGGAAATCATGTATATAATAGTACTACAAAGAAAATAACATTCACTGAAGCAGTTTCTGGAAACATATATGTAGACTATTGCACCGATGCTCCAGTAGTTTTTGACGGACAAACTGTGTTTCAAAGAATTAATCCGGCACTAGAGTATAATATAGACAACACAACATATTATAACACAGAGATGGTATATTCTCTTGTTTATGAACACTGTGTTCGTATAATTGAAACTACATTCGGATTAACAGGAAGTGCAAATGCTGCCAACAACTATAGAGTATTAGGAAATAACTCAGATAAACTACGATTCGCAGACAAGGGTAGTGTTCTCATTAAAAACTCAATAGATATTAAAGAGGCATACTTTGCATTAACACGAGAAGATTATAACCCAATCAAAGCAACTGAATTTTTATCAGGCGCATATAATGGTTACAAAAACAAATTACTCACAACAGTTCAATCTATTATAGACTCAGATTCAAGTGAAACTAAGACAGATTTAGAGATACTAGAAGAAGCAATTACTACTATTTCTCTTGGAAAACATAAGAGTGTAAGTATCTTTAGAGATAGTGCAATGGTGAACTTTGGTGAGGCAAACGCCCACTACCAATCACTTGATGTTTCTGTTATTAATGGTGCAACTGAACAAGTTATGCCAACATTTACTAACTCGATATTAAATGACAAAGACATAACTGTTATCTTAAATAATGTTGTTCAGAGATTAAATGTAGATTATACGTTATCTTCTGGTGCAACAGAAATAAACTTTACAACAGCAAGGTCTACTGGCGATGTAATAAGTGTGAGACATTATAGTAGCACAAAAGAAACTTATGTGCCGCCAAGTGCAACTGCATTAGGAATTGCTCCTGCATATAAACCAGAATCAATTACAGATTCAAGATATAGTCCTTCAGTAGACTTTATTAGAGGTCATGATGGCTCATTAGTTCCAAAATATGGAACTAAAATCGATGCAATACTACTTGCATTTGAAACTTTAATATTCAATAACCTAGCAGATAATACAAGTTCTAAAGTTGATAGTATGAATTATGGAGTATACGATAGTGCTTCTAATGATTATACAAATGCTGAAAGGAAATATATTATGTATCCATTCTTTAAGAAATGGATGATGCGTAATAATATTGACAACTTAAATAATGATGATTTTGATGCAACCGATTATAAGACTTGGAATTACAGAGCAAAAGACAATAACTCAGCCGGTCATTGGAGAGGACAATTAATATATACGTACGGGACAGATAGACCACTACAAGAGCCTTGGAAAGTACTAAAATATTCACAAAAGCCTGCGGGATTCGATACATGGTACGGAACAGCAAATTACACATCATCGTCTTGGTGGAATCAACTTATAACACAAGAATCATTAAATATTCCTAATCCAGTTGACGGTTCAGGAAATCTAAAAACACCAGAAGATTTGTTCTTTGGCGGGTCAATTCATTCGTCCGAGATTGCATTGATGGACCAAGCATGGGAATTTGGAGATAATTCTCCAGTTGAACTTGCATGGACTCGTAGTAGTGAATTTCTATTTGCTGAATTTGTGCTAATGTTACTAACAAAACCATTTCAAGTTATGCACGATTATCGTACTGAAATGAAAAATATCATCGATTACTCAAATAAAAACGATGGTATTGATACCGACTTAGTAGTTGCAGAGAAAGACAATTATTCATTTAAGTTGGGTTCAAAACTAGGTGGCTTTGTTAATAACTTTACATTACAAACAGAAAACAACTCACTAACAAATAGTAGATTTACTGATTTGCCTGCAGACAACTTTGATTTGTTTGTTCATGCTGGTGTGCCAAATAGAAGTGAATTCTTTAGTGCTATTGTATTGGAAAAAGTATCACTAGATGCCAAGCATCCAACATACTCTTTCGGAAATTTATCAAATTATGGAAAGGGTGATATTGTTCTGAATTTAAATGATGGCAAATATTATAAAAGAAAAGCCATATCATTGACAACAAAGGAATTATCTCCTCCTAGTGGAACATTCTTCGACTATAGTGGCTGGACATTAATTTCACAACCAAAAACCAATAAGTTCGGTTTTAGAGTACACGGATATGACGAAATAAATCCTACATTTTATGCGATGGGATGGGACAAAGCGAGTGGAGAAAAAGCATTCTCAACATCAGGTGACAAACTTACACTACAACAGTGGCAACCTGGTGAATACTACAGAATGGATTCATATATATTGTGGAACGATACTCCGTATGTTTGTCTTACAAATCATACATCTACTTCAATATTTGATGATAACATTAAAGATTGGAAGCCAGTAACAGAATGGCCTAGAGTTAATAAAGTTCAAGCACTTGGATATAACGAATTAGTAAATGACACAGTAAAGAATTATAACTACGGTGACATTTTAGAATCAATAGATGATGTTGCTCATTTGATAATGGGTTATGAACATTATCTTAAATTAGTAGGATGGGAATTCACAGACACAAGTGAATTTGGTGACGTAATAGATTGGGAAAATCTGTTATATAAATTCTTAGAATGGCAATCAGAAGTACACGAAATAGGCGACTTTATTACTCTTACTCCGCTATTAACGGGTGGTAGTTTTGATTCAACCTATGGTGTTGCAAGTGTAACTACTGAAACATTTAAAAATTATTATCGTGTAATCGATTCAGCAGGCAGACTTATACCAAATTCTGAACTTGAGTTTCGCACAGATGGTTCTAAATTAATATTTAAAAGCACTGTTCCTATCTATGGAATGAAAATGGATATCAGAGATATCGAACACGCATTTGTTGTTGACCGAACTGATAGTTATGGAGACGTGATATACGACCCTCATAATCATAATAGAAATCTTAGAATGCAAGTAGACTGTAATAGAACTATCGGCTGGGACGGAACTATGGCAGTAGATGGTTACATCGTCAAAGATGACCAATTGATACCGAACTTCGATACAATGATTGAAGAAACACGCTATTATAGAGATACTCTTGTTGACCAAAGCCTTTCAATTATTAATAAATTAAAATCAAATCATTATGGATATACAACAAGAACATATCTAACAAATCATGGTGTTGAAAGAGAATCGCAATTAGAATTTTATAAAGGATTTTTATCTCATAAAGGAACTAATTCTAGTATTAACAAAATTGTTAACAATAATAATAACTTTGAGAATATAACACATGCTGATGTCTGGGCAGTTAAACTAAGCGACTACGGCCACGAGTCTAATAAATTTACAATGGCAAAAGATATTACCGTATCTGATATGATTAAAGACCCATATCTAATAGAATATACTGACCCAACTAAACAACTTTTAGAAGTATCTGGTAAAAAGAATATAGCACTAAAAACAACAGGATATGTAGACGAAGCAGATGTAAACTATATCACGCCAACACACGAATCACTAGTTAATCTAACAGACAAAACATTGTATGAGGGAGATATATCTTGGGTACAAGCAGATGAGGATAGAGATTGGGATGTTGTACGACTAAGTGAAGTAGCAGAAATAAGTTATGTAGGAGAAACATCAGACAACCAATTATATATTGGAACTACAAATGCGATTGCTGAAGAATTTACTAATAAGCCAATTTATTTAAAAATTTCAGCCGCTGAAATAAGTCCAACAATAGGTGGATATTATCTTCTATCCGCTAACGGAACGAAAACAGTAAACGGAACTACCATACACGAGTATATAGTGTTTGAAGAAGATTTCGAACCTCTAATTGTTGAGATAGATTCAACAACTACTAACAGTGTATTCGTGCCAACGAATGAAGATTCTGGTGTAGAAGCAATAGGTTCAGTAAGTAATCCAGTATTTTCTAGTGGCGATTCGATTTCAATTGACGGCACAACGTTCACTTATGCACCGTCGGGAACTACTAGTACTGGAATAACAATACTAGGAACAGTTGCAAACCCAGTTGTATCTGAAGGTGAACAAGCAAGATTTGTTGTTTATAACGATTCTGGTCTAGTTGAAAATGGAACAAACACAACAGTCACATTCTCTGGAACTGTTGCAAAAACAACAGGTGCATTTAGTTCAACTTACGGTGACCAAATAACAATAGATGGCACATCATTGACTGTTGATTATAGTTCAACTGATAGTATATCACAGACCACAACAGCAACAAGAAGTTCGACATTAACGACAGGTAACACTGTTGTTATTGATGGTACTACAAAGACAGTTCAGGATTTATTAGTCACAGGTACAGTTACATCACCAGTGATGACATCAACAAAGCCCCTAACAATTAATGGTGATACAATTACGTTAACAAATGGAGATGATTTAGCCGCAATTATAATTGCGATTAACTCAGGAACAACTGAAGTTATAGCATCACAAACATCAAATCAATTGGTTTTGACAACATCAGTTCCACAACTAACTATGACTGGCGGTGTATTGACTGATTTAGGACTTTCAACTACTAACTCATATACAAATTCAAAACTAGACCAATTAGCAGACGAATTAGACACAATAACTAATATTACTGCCACTATTGATTTAAACAATCGTATGACTATAGCAAGTTCAGGAAGTCAAATGATTATTTCTGGAACAGCATTATCTGAATTGGGAATAACAGCAGGAACTTATCTTTCTAATTCTAATCCAACACAAGCAAGTGTTGTTCAACAAATAAATGCACTATCTATTTTAGGAGTCACTGCTGAAGTTGTTACAGGCACAATTAAAATTACAAGTACAAATCACAATTTAGATATAGTTGAAGTAACATCGGGTGCTATGGGTAGACTGGGATATGCAACTACTACAGTTGCAATTGATGCCACAGACACAATAGTATCTGACTTAAATACTCAAGTATTTTCGGGTGCAACTGTTTCCGCAGTCAAGACTGATAGACAAGTGAAAATAACAAGTACAGAAAAGAGTATAGTCACGAGTAATATTTCTGGTGACCCTCTTGCCGATATAGGCATCACAGCAGGCACATATAGTAATACAGTATCATCAAGTCCAACAGCACTAGAGTTTGCAAGTCAAATCTCTGCCGCATCTGAACTTACGGTGGGTGTATCAAGTGATGGCAGAATGATATTCACTAACGATACTGTGCAGATGTCATTCTCTGGAACTTCCACTGCAATGTTGACTAGAATAGGACTATCGTTGATATATTCTAATGTCACATCAAGTGCCAATTTCAAAGCAATGATTTGGAAATCAGTAAGACACACAATCGGTGTCAACGGCGCTACACTTACAGAATTCAATACTAGTCTAGGACTAAACAGTACAAGTAAGTTGTGGATAGATGAATATGATTCATCTGGTTGGGCAGTTTTAAACTATGACCCAGTTGGTGGATTCACAGCCCATGCTAGACAGACAAAAGTTATAGATACAGATTTGACAAAGAGATTAATAATTCAAGATGGAGAACAATCTACAATTCATCAAGTATATGACCCACTTAATTTAAAACTACCTGGCACTATCATGTCTAAATTAGATTATGTTATGTGGACAGACCCAGCAAAATATGATACGACTACAAGTAATGATATTTGGTTTGATGAAAGACTTGATGAACTTTGGTGGGATACAGACTTAGCACGTTTCTATCGTTACAACGATTATGGTGATGCTAATGGAAACCTAAACATTGATTACGTACGAAAGTATTGGGGCGGAATAGTACCAAGTTCAACTGTAATTGTAAAGAAGTGGACAAAATCTAGAACATTACCAACAACTACATCAACATATAATACTAAAAAATACTATGATGATAATGCTGGCAAAATCGTTACTGATTATTTCTATTGGGCAGAAGACGATGATACGTCAGAACTAAAAATGTTAATTGATTCTGGTGGACCTAAGAACAGTTTCTTGCCAGTTTCAACATCAAGTGTAGTTATTAGTAATAATGCGAAATCATATGATAGCCAGACTGTTACTGCATCGTTAGAGTATCAACAAGAAAAGAGTTTGGTCAAGGGACACACAGACTGGGAAATGTTAGCAGAAGATTCGAAATCTGCTATACCTAGTGTATTCTTAGATGATTTAACAAATTCTATCTCTAACGTTACTATACTGAAATCTTATACTACTAGATTATCAGCATCTCATTTAGTTGATGTTAACTTTGCAATTGTAACACCAACAGACAAATACGGAAACAACTTTATGAGTGGACTAACAACTGATAATATTGTTGTTACTACAAACTCAGGAACAGTAAAAGCAAGTTATTTAAGTATTGATGGTAATAATCTA